AGTTCGTTGTTCGATCCCTTTCAAGCGGCCTATGTAAACAGTTATCTGATTAACTCGGGACAGCTGGGCGGCCTCTTAACTTATGAACTTTTTGCTCAGTATCAAGAACTGAGTATGAAAATGTTCGGCGGGTATGTAACATATCATTTTGACAGTAGCACTCGTCGACTAATGGTTCCTAGAAAATTTCTATCTAAAGAAATAGTGGCACTGCGAGTAAACAATTATAAACCAGATCACATACTGTTGGGTGACATTTATATTAAGCCTTGGTTGAAAAGTTATGCCTTGGCAGAAGCTAAAATGATGTTGGGACAAGCTCGTGAGAAATTTGCCAGCATTGCTGGACCGCAGGGCGGCACAACATTAAACGGGGCCAGTTTAAAAAGTGAAGCACAGGCAGAAAAAGAAGCATTGCTGACAGACCTGAAGAACTTCCAAGATAACAGCATGCCTATGTCTTGGGTCATCGGCTAATATGAAAATAAAAGAAATTCTCAAAGAACAGGCCGCAGCCTGGGCTCCTTTGGCAGACGAAGTGTCGGATGCAATACCCGGTGCATTTGTTATCCCTGAACTGGGTAACACGGATACCTACAAACAGTATCGATATGGTTTGGCCATGGCACATGCGGCAGCGACTTTAGATCCAGATACTCATAACATTAATCCCTTTGCAAAATCCAGCGCATTTGGTGAATATCTCACAGTTGTGACCTATGCAGGTGAAGCTGAACGTAGAATAATCGAACTAGCGGCCAAGTTGATGGGTGTTACTACACGCCAAGTCGCTGACACCAGAAGCCACGAAGATAAAAATGTAGGCACTGTTAGTCCTGTACCTAAACAAAAATAAAACTTGACACGCACCTAATTTTCTACTAAAATACTAGTATGAAGAATATTATTGGCCTGTGCGGTTTCATCGGCAGCGGCAAGGGCACCGTTGCAAATATCCTAGTTGGTGATTACGGTTTTGTCGAAGACAGCTTTGCGGCTACTCTCAAAGATGCAGTGGCCGCAGTTTTCGGTTGGCCAAGGCACTTGCTGGAAGGCAACACCGACGAAAGCAGATCGTGGCGAGAGCAAGTTGATCCCTGGTGGAGTGAACGTCTGGGCAAGACAGTTACACCAAGGTGGGCTTTACAGCAATGGGGCACAGAAGTATGTCGCAAAGGCTTCCATGATGACATTTGGATAGCCAGTCTAGAGCGTAAATTGGCCTCCAGTGCTTCCAGAGTTGTAATTGCTGACTGCCGATTCCCCAACGAACTTGAGATGATCAAACGACTGGGCGGCGAAGTTTGGCGGGTCAAACGTGGCAGCGAACCGGACTGGTACGAACATGCTATAAACTTCAACAAAGGCGAAAGTCAAATTGGGTGGGCGATTGGCCGACATCACTTGGAAAATCAAGGCATCCATGCCAGCGAGTATAGTTGGGTGGGCAGTGCAGTTGACAACGTCATTGAAAATAATGGATCTGTTGAAGACCTGCGTCGAAAAATCGAAACTATCTAAAAAACCCTAAAAACCCATATAACGCTAAATATTCACAGTAGAGCATGTTATGCTCTAGAATATAACCTTAAAGGATAGCGAAATATGGCATTAACATCGCCCGGCGTACAAATCAATGTTATTGACGAAAGTCAATACCTACCAGCAGCGGCTGGCCCAAGACCGCTAATCATCGTTGCATCAGCACAAGACAAAACTGACGGAGCAGGTACTGGTACCGCAGCCGGCACACTTAAAGCTAACGCAGAAAAAGTTCAGCTAATTACTAGCCAACGTGAACTTGTTAACATGTTTGGTGTACCTAAGTTCTATACAGACAACAGCGGTACAGCATTACAGGGTTACGAGTTAAACGAATATGGTTTACTAGCTGCCTACAGTTTCTTGGGCGTGGCCAGTTCAGTGTACATTGCTCGTGCAGACCTTGACTTAAATCAATTAACTGGTAGTGGTACAGCACCGACTGGTACTGTAGCAACTGGTTCATATTGGTTAGACCAAGCATCCACCAGCTGGGGCATCTTAGAATGGAATGCAGAAGATCAAGCGTTCCGCAGTATTGCTCCTAAACTAATTACCAGTAGCGCATATATCAGCAGTGGTGCACCAAAAACCAGTTTCGGCGTCATCGGTAGCTATGCTATCACAGCCAGCACCAACACTATGAAAGCATGGTACAAGAACACCAGTAATGCATGGGTGCAGTTGGGATCAAGTGCATGGGCCAAGAGCTTTGCTACATTGACTACTTCAGCAGTCAGCGGATCGTTAACAGCCGCCAATGTGTTGGTAATCAACGGTCAAAGCATTGCGGTCCCTGCCAGCACCAACAACACCATGTCAGGTCTTGCGGCGGCAATCAATGCCAACAGCACGTTGTCAGCAAACATGACTGCCAGTGTTACCAACAATGCCATCACTATCAAGAGTAGTGTGGACGTTGTTATTGGCGCAGCCTCTACTGATGCATTAGTTGCAACATTGGGCTTGACTGAAAAGACTTACTATGCTCCTAAACTACACCAAGCCAAGCACACAGTTTCTCCAGGCTTCAAAACCGGTAGTGATGAGCCTCGTCCAACAGGATCTATTTGGTTCAAGACTAGCTCACCAAACAATGGTTTAAAACTAAGCGTTAAGAAAATTAATGCGGCTGAAGAATGGAAAGAAATTCCATGTACAGCATATGATGATAATGCATCGGCAGTGGTTGCATTGGCCACCGATGGTGAAGATCCCAGCACGATTGCCGCAGGCACATTGTTCCTACAATATGACGTTGCTGGTAATAACACATGGCAAACAACCATTTATGAGTTTATGGCTGGTACGCCATTGCAATTAGATGGCACAGTGGCTAGCCCAACGTTTGTTTCAGGTAATACATTTACTGTAACACTACCACAAACAGCTACAACTTATACAGTTACACTTGCTGGCACAACCGTTGATGCGTTTATTGCGGCATTCAGTGCTGCCGGTGTTCCCGACATGGAAGCTGGTGAAAACACTGATGGTACAATATTTGTACGTCACACACTTGGTGGTGACTTCAAGCTAAATGCTGGCACAGGTACTCCACTGACAGCGGCTGGCCTATCAACTACACTAGTTACAAACTGGGAAGAATTAGATTATACTCCTTCCGTTGCTGAACCACGTGACAACCCAGCTCAGGGCACATTATGGTACAGCACAGTGGTTGACGAAGTTGACATCATGGTTCACGATGGCTCAGACTGGAGAGGATATCGTAATGTATATTCTACCACTGATCCAATGGGTCCAATTGTTTCAGCTTCACAGCCAGAAACACAAAGCGATGGTACTGCACTAGTCACCAACGACCTATGGATTGACACCAGTGACATTGAAGCATACCCGCTGATCAAGCGTTATAATTCAGCTGGTTCTTGGGTCACTGTTGATAATACAGACCAAACATCAGAAGATGGTATTTTATTCGGCGATGCACGTAACGGAGAAGTAAGTTCCGCAGGCGCATTTGTCAGCGATAACATTGCTGACATGCTACTAAGTGATTATGTTGATCCAGATTGTCCAGATCCAGCATTGTATCCCAAGGATATGTTGCTGTTCAACCTACGTCGCAGTGGTTACAATGTCAAAGAATATCAAGCTGATTACTTGACAGCTGATGCGTATCCCACTGGCAACGACCGCACAGGCGGCGACTTACCAGTGAATCCAGATCGTTGGGTCAGCCATGTTGGTGTAGATACCAAAGGCGCACCTTACATGGGTCGCAAGGCAGTTCGTCGTTCAATCGTACAAGCCATGCAGGCCATGGTCAACAGCAGTGACTTGCTACGCCAGGAACAAAATGACTTCGACCTCATTGCCGCTCCTAGCTACGCAGAACTACTGGACGAAATGGTTGTGCTAAACACTGACCGTAAGAACACAGCGTTTATTTTAGTTGATCCTCCCTTCCGTCTAGCACCTAGTGCCAGCGCAGTCAAGGCCTGGGCAATTAACACTAACCTAGCACCCACCAATGGTGAAGAAGGTCTTGCTACGCTGAGTGAATATGCGGCGGTGTATTACCCCAACGCATTTGCCAGTGAACTAACAGGCTTGGACGTGGCAGTTCCTGCAAGTCATGTCATGATGCGTACCATTGCATTGAACGACCAAGTTTCTTATCCTTGGTTCGCACCAGCAGGCCTACGTCGTGGTGTGGTCAACAATGCAACCAGCGTTGGTTATATCAAAGATGGCGAGTTTGTTCCAGTACCATTGGGTCAAGGCGTTCGTGACATCATGTACGAAAACCGTGTAAACCCAATCGTTATCCAGCCCACAGGCGGTGTTGTAGTGTTTGGTCAAAAGACTCTAAACATTCAGTCCAGCGCAATGGATCGTGTCAACGTAGCTCGTTTAGTTGTTTACGTTCGTCGACAGTTGGATCGTTTAGTCAAGCCATACTTGTTTGAACCAAACGACAAGCAGACACGCAACGAAGTTAAAAAGCAAGTTGAAAGTTTCTTCAGCGAACTAGTTAGCTTACGTGGCCTGTATGACTTCTTGGTAGTGTGTGATGACAGCAACAATACTCCAGAGCGCATTGACCGCAACGAACTTCACGTAGATATTGCAATCAAACCAGTCAAGGCAATTGAGTTTATCTACATTCCAATCCGTATTAAGAACACGGGCGAAGCATTAGCTTAATTTAATTGGGGGCTTAAAACACCCCCAATTTTTAATTAGGTCTGATACTAAATATAATACGTAATAACCCAAATGGGGAGAGATAAATGAGTATTACAACTTTAACAAAATTCACAGTACCGTCCGCTGACACAGCGGCTGCGGCACAGGGCATGCTGATGCCAAAACTAAAGTATCGCTTCCGTGTTACTTTAGATGGTTTTGGCATCAAGTCAACTAGCACCGAGCTAACAAAGCAGGTAGTCAGTGTTACACGGCCGAACTTGACGTTTGAAAACATTCAGTTGGATGTTTACAACAGTAAAGTACACCTAGCAGGTCGCCATTCATGGGCTGACGTTTCACTGGTAATCCGAGATGAAAGCACAGGCGGTGTATCAAAGGTCATCGGCGAACAGATTCAAAAGCAATTAGACTTCTTTGAACAAGCCAGTGCTGCCACTGGTAATAACTACAAATTTACAACTCGTATTGAAATGTTAGACGGTGGTAACGGTGCATATGCTCCTACCACACTAGAGACATGGGAATTGTATGGTTGCTATATTGCCGGCGCAGACTATGGTAACATGGCCTATGGCGAAAACACAGCGGCTGAAATTACATTAAGTCTAAAATATGACAATGCAGTACAAACAGCCGGTGCTGGTGGTGCTGCTGATGCCAGCGGAGTTGGCACTACAAGTAACCAAAAACGTGGCAACGGTCGCAGTAACTAATTAACACGTAACCTCTCCGTAATTAAAAGCGACTACATTCATTTGTAGTCGCTTTTTTTATGGCTATAAATACTGTATAGGAGATACCATGGGTATTAGTAGTTTTCTAGGTGATATAGCTAAAAGTACGGTCAACAATTTGTTGGGCGGTGGCCCCAATGGCGTGGGTGATTCTAGCCCAGAGGGATTGAAATCAGGCATTGTACAAGACTGGACTCACGCCACCAAAGTATTTGCCGGCGGCGACATGTCCCGCATGCCAAAATACAAAGGCATGTTCCATGTTAAATTTATATTAAATCCGCAGGCCACATCCGCCGGCGGTTTGGCCGCAGTGCAAGATCTCATTGGAAAAAGTGCAGATACGTTTAGTGTATTGACTAAATCAGTTGAGCTGCCAAAGTTCAGCATGGACTACGGCACACTCAATCAGTATAACAAAGCCAGCTACAATTATAAAAAAATAAAATATGATCCCATAACTATTACATTCCACGATGACATGTCGGACATCGTTACTACCTTTTGGTATTTTTACTATGCCTATTATTTTGCAGACGGTAGTAAAGCATATACCCTTGGCGGTGGTGGCGGTGGTGGCGGTGGCGGCGGCCTATTTGCTGGACTAATCAGCAAAGGCATTGATATGCTTAAAAAAGAAGTGTTGGGCGGCATCACTAACTTCTTTAATAAAGGTAAAACTGCCGGCGGCAAGGACGCAGCCAATAATGGAGCAAAAGATCCAGCAGATCCCTATGAAAATTTTAGAAGATACGCCAATGGTATAGTATACAGTGATGGTAGCAAGCCCAACAACAGTTATAGTTGGGGATTAAACGGATCACCTTATCACATCAACGGCGGAGGTAATCAGAACATTCCGTTCTTACAAGCCATTGAAATATATCCCCTAGGATTAAAGAAAGCCAGTGTTGTTGTATTACAGAATCCCAAGATTGTAAGTTGGACAGGTGATACATTTGATTACAGCGCACAAGGTACAGCCACTTGTTCTTGTTCATTGGTATACGAGGGTGTGGCATACAAAGATCAAACTGACGCCAAGACTGTGCTGGATGATGTTGCCATGTACGACAGGCACGGAGCACCCAGTTCAGGTGGCACAGGTGGCTTCTTTAGTTTCATTGACAAAGTAGATGGTATTTTAGGCAAGGTCAGTCGTAATGAAGGCATCACTGGTGGCGATTTGATCACCGGACTGGGTGCAGTCAAGAGTTTATTCAAGAAGGGATAAGATCATGGGTATTAGTACATTTCTAGGCGCCACTGCCAAAGGCACCATTAACAATATATTGACTCCAAAAGCAAGTACAACGGTACTGGCAGCACCAAAGCCGGAATCAGTGACACTTATCACCACTAGTCAGAATAATGTTAATCAGTTGGCTTCTACAGGGAGTGTGTCTCGGCTGTCAGCAGTTGATCCGCTGACACCAAATCTTGGTACACCATTGAACAGTGATGGCACAGCCCGATTACCAACACAGCCTACAACATTAAAAACTGGCAACTATCGTCAAACCTTTAGACGTCAAACCTAAGGATAAATTCATGGCATTAAGTAATTTTGAAGTAAAAACTAACAAACCAAAAGAGACCACTGTTCGATATAACATCGATCCGGATCTGTTAGACATCATCAAGGGATTCTTTGAAAGCAAAGGCTTTGAAAAAAGCACGGCCAACATTTTAGCCAACAACATGATTACCAATGCCATTGAAGCAGGTGATGTCACTCGTGAAGATTTACTTGATACAATTAAACGAGGTGGCGACATTTTAGCAGTAAAAACTTTTAAAATTCAAAAGCCTGGCACAGGTTATGCCATCAACGACAAGTTGACTTTTAAGTACCGTGGCATGTTGGAAGAAGCTAAGATTGTAATTACAAATGTCAACCCCACTGGCGGCATACTAGACCTCAGCATAGAGTCTCCGGGAGCAATTGAAACAAAACCAAATAACCCATTGAGTCCCAGCACTGCCACTGGCCAGGGTCGGGGTGCATTTTTTATATTGACCTATGAAACTACACTTAAACCAAATGCTGAGTTATCGGCCCTGGCCTCGTATCTCATCAACGTCAGCAGATTCCCCAGTAGCTTCACTGGTATTGCCACAGTGCCAGAGCTCAACAAAGTTTATAATCGTTTAGTAGTATGAGAAAATGGGCCAATGGACTGTTTACCCCAAAAAATACAGAAAAGTACACGGGTAAGAAACTGCCAAGATATCGCAGTAGTTGGGAATTGGCATTCATGCAGTTCTGTGACAATCATCCAGCTATTATACAATGGGCCAGCGAAAGCCTACAGATACCCTATCAAAATCCCTTGACTGGAAAACAGACTATCTATGTGCCAGACTTTGTCATAGTCTACGAAGATAAAGATGGTAATAGAAAAGCAGAAGTCATCGAAATCAAACCCAGTAGCCAGACTTTTAAAGAGGCCGCCGGTCGCAACTTAAATAATCAAGCCGCAGTAGCAGTCAATATGGCCAAGTGGAAAGCAGCCGCAGCCTGGTGCCAGAGAATGGGCTTGATTTTTAGGGTGGTCAACGAACAGGACTTATTTAGAAAATGAACCAGAACCATCAATTAGAAAAATTGTTTAATCTCCCTGAACAGGAATTGCCCGTGGCAACTCCAGACATTGTACACAGTATAGTGGAACAGGAAAAGGCAATAGAAATTCAAAGTGACATGCAACAGCGTGTTGAAACAGCATTACCGCAAGTCACGGGCATACAATTTCACGATGGGGACATGGATGATATAGCCGCAGAGGCTATGCAGACCTACAAAGACATCAAAGACTTGGCCATGAACGTGGAAGCAAGACATGCCGCCGAACTGTTGAGCGTGGCCGCCGGATTGTTACAAACAGCTTTGGAAGCCAAGACTAAAAAGACTGATACTAAACTGAGAACCGTTAGTCTGCAATTACAAGCACTACGTACACAGGCCAAGCAAGTACAAAACGGAGTTATTGAAACACAGGGCACCGTAATCGGCAATAGAAACCAGATTATGGCGTCCATTAAGCAAGGTTAGATACTTGTCATATCTTCGCATTACTGAACTAAATAAGCTATAGGGACCATATATTATGAAAACACTTCTAGAGTACCTCGAAGCACAGAAAAAGGAATTCAAATTCCGACTTAAATTTGCCGTGACAATCACGCCCGACATGCACGATAAGCTAGAAGTAGCATTATC